ATCAGTTTAAGGGCATTGCTCATGGATAATATTATTTATTTAATTTTGTTATTTTTTCGAGGGTTTTATTTTTAAATCTTTTTCTGTCAGGATGATGAACTCTACATTATATTTTTTTGCAAATTCCCGGGCAGCTTGCCATTTATATTGATTTACCACATAGGTCATTTGTTCATAAATCATTGTGGCTTTGCGACATCGGCTGTTTGTAAAATCAGGTCTAACTGTCTGTTTATATGGTTTTATTTCTACAATATATTTTTTATATTCGTCTCCTTCTTTTATCACCATATTCAAATCAATGTGATACATGCGATTGGTTTTTTCAAACGGATGAAAATAAGGAATTTTAATACTTTCGCTGGCCCATCGACTCACATTAGGATTGTCATCACAAAAACGAAAAAATTTAAGTTCGTATGATGACCGGTAAATGATGGGAGTTTTTCCGATATACTTGTCAGGATTTTTAGGTTTATAAATGCCCTGAATAAACTTGCTGTTTTTTTGCAGTGGAATCATTTTAACAATTTATCCAAAGTTGTGAAATCGTTATCTATTATAAAAAAAATATTATAACCTGCTTTTTTTACAGATTTTTTTTTTGAACATCTCGGATTTTGTATGTATAATTGCTTTTTATTTCAATTATGGTGTTAATTTTTGGTATGTAAAAATCTGGATAATAATGTCGTCTTTTTCCGTATTGAAATTTAGGAGGTTCATAGTCTATTTCGTTTTCAAGAAGTAGCCTATTTTTAAAATTATCCTACGAACATCCCGATTGGGAAACCATCGCCCAGCCCAGGAGCAGATCCTTCGTACAACCGCTTTTCCAGTTCCTCTTTTTCACGAAGACCCTGCTGCAACAGATCGTTGTAATTCAATTGTCCTCCACCGAAAAGATTCACGGCAGTGTATTTGCCCCGCACATGACCCACTGCGATTTTGGTCAGGGCCAATCCATATTGCTGCACCCATTGTTCCTGTATCAATTGATAAACGGGACGTTCCACAAAACAGGAAACGATTCCATAAAAACGAGAATTGCTTGTGGGTGCCGGATACATTTGCAAATATTGTGTGCGTTCATCGAATTTAAGGGAACGGCGGATTGCCAAAAGTTTTTCCCGGGTTTCCAGCCAATCTTTCAAAATATACCAGCTGATAAGGTCAAATCCATAATTGCCCATGGCATAGCTAAAATAAGTTTGTTGCGCCAACGTTTGTTCGATAGTGAAAAGCGTGTTGACTCCGTTGTTGCTTCCTTCCTCAAATTCACGAATGTCGATGACTTTGCGATAATCACCAATCAAATAATCATAGCTGTTGAGTATTTCCAATTGGTCCGGCAGGTTTCCTTTAGGGTCCGCCTCCGCAACTTGAAATGCCATGGGATTAGTGGGATCGCCTATGACCATATTGCCTATGTTATACATGCTGTTGATGGCGGTGTTTCGGACATCATATCGGAAATTAAAATCACGAGTGAGACTGAACAGCGTGTCCAGTCGAACTCCTTTGCCTGTTTCATAAAGGTCACTATCAAAAACCACATATTCTTCGGTGTATCCCGCAAACTTGCTGAACATTTCCACGGCTATGCTGATGTTCTCGTACAGTTGATCCTGATGAATTTCGATGTTGATAAGCGGTGCGCCCAATTGACGGCTGATGCGCACACCCAAATCATTGAACGCCTTGATTCGGCTGTTCAGATTGGTACTGTAAAACGTGCTTACGTTTTGTGTTACGGTGCAGTTTAAACTCATGATCCGCTGATAGACACAAAAACTGTGCTTTTATTTGCTGTCAATCCCTCCAGTAATGCATAAATCGCGTTGATGCGCAAATTCAAAGCGGACAGCGCGGCCTGCACATTTGTTTCCAGAAGTTGAAGAGGTTCTAACCGGGCTGAAAAATAATTTGTGTTGGTTATCGGATCTACTGCGATAAACTTGGCGGCACCTCCCGACAAATAATTGGCACTGTTTGATACCAAATTTGTGTAAGCAGCGCTCCAAAACGAACTGTTGACGTTGACGGTTGTGTATGTGGTTAGCGACAAATTCCATGTTGCGCTATTTGTGTTAACTGTTGTGTATGTGGTTAGCGACAAATTCCATGTTGCGCTATTTGTGTTAACTGTTGTATAAACACTTGACCAATAACCGCTATTGGCTTGTACGGTAAGATATGTACCGTACCAATCCAAACTGTTGCCTTCGGTTTGTGTATAAAATACACCCTGAAATTTTGAAGTAGGTCCGGCTATGGGATCATTCGCACTTTCCAGTATTCCGATGGTAGGAAGTGTATGGTGCGCCGACCTGTGCAGTTTGCCATGAAAGGGATAATTTCCAGCCATATATTTATTTAATAATTCAATTACACAATATGCTAATTAAAAATGCCCCGTCTCCTATTCCTTGCATAAGTTCTGCATTTGTTATTGTAATAATATTACAATTCAAAGGATAAACAGGTATGGGTAGCGGAGTTTCACCTTGAAACACGTCCAAAAGGGCCAATTGTTGCAAATATATTTTATATAAACAACGATTCAAAACATCACTTTGGAAATTTTCATTATTTCCAATAAAATTATTGCAATCAATTTGCAACCTAGAATCGCTCAAAACACCGTCTTCAATATAGATATTTTTACTAAATTTATAACTTTCATAAATGTCCCGATTGGTCATTTGTATGTCCACCGCAGAAAGCGGTAAATAAGGATCCAAATCAAATTTAAATCTCTGACGTGCTTGATTCAGAAGAGTATAATTATTGTTTATCAGTTTTATCAAGCTTTTATTGAATGTTATGGCTTGTGAATATTCTTCATTTTTTACATGAATTTGATCTTTGCTATACAGATCAAAATCGTAAGAATACAACATGTTGTTGGTAAAATTTGGTTCTATGAATTTGAAAAATTGTCCGCATGAAAGAGAAGGGGTAAAGGAGGTTCGAGAAAATGCAAAAAGTGTGTCATTTTGGTTTTCCAATATCAAATCTATTGCCCTTAAATTATAAGAAGTTATGCCGTCTTTGCCCAAATCAAATTTTCCAATTTTTGTTTCTGGACGGGAAAAATATTTTTTATAAACGGATTTGTTTGTCAAAACATAAAAAATATTCGGAGTGTTTTTACTGAAAACATATTTGACACTCTGCTCTCCGGGCGTTGTTTCCTCTGAAAAATCTATAACATCAAAAGAAGAATCCAAAACTCGCAACACTATAATTTTATTGTTTTTTGACAATAAATATATATCAGTGTTTTCAGTAATCGCGTTTTTGTGTAATTTGATATCTACGATTTCATAGTCTCTGAAAATTCTATTCACAACCAAGGAATATCGCCAATTGAAAGATGAATCATAAAACTTCAAACAAGAATTTCCGCTATCCATAACAACAAGAGTCGAATTATACACATCAGCAGCAAACGGATTTTTAAATTCTCCGTTATCATACCTGCCGCCTTCTCCCCCTATAATTTTCTTAATAGATCTTTTGTTTTTCTTGATATTTTCTCCGCCAATAAATCCTTCAATATCATAAAGAATAATTGTGTTGTTACTATAATCGATTGAATACAAATTATATCCGTCCACTATCAAATCCGTGATGTTTCCGTTTTTTAATTGCGTGAATTCATCTATAAATTCAGAAGAAAGAATCACATTAAATGATGTGTAATTTTCATTGCTTGTGGCATAAAACACCGTTTTTCCTTCGGTTCCTACGAACAAAATATCGTTATTTTCTGTTTTGACGGTGACAAAATCTTTTACAAAATCCAATGCAGATAACCCCACCGAGGTGAATGCTGCGGCACTGGTGTTTTGTACATAATTAGCATTCCAAGAAACTTTTGTTCCTCCCGACAAAACACCCAACCAACTCAAATATTCATATGGAATTTGGTTTGTTAATATTTTGCTACGAGAATAAAGGTATAAAATATTTTCGTAAAAATAATCCAATTTTAGATTCAAAGGTCCGGAAACGGCCAATTCGTTTACAGGTATTTGAATTTTTTCAAATGTGTAAGGAAGTTGAATAAAGTCTCCAGTTACGCGATCAAAGAGATAATCACTGCTATTGAAAGAATCAGACACAGAAATCATAAGTTTTCCCTCCATATCAGTTTGTTTATTTTTGTATAGTAGGGAAGATTGTTCATGAGCACCAAATTTAATTGTTGTTGTATATAATTTTGTGCAGATGCATTTGTAATTTGTGAATTATTTATGGACACATCAATAAATTGTGATTTGTGATATGGTAGTCGTTGACGGAAAAACTGTTGAACGGTGTCAGTATAATTTCGGTTTTCTGATGGAAGGATGAAATTTATGTTTTTGATGTTTTTCGAAAGTCTTTGTATGGTCCGAATTTCATAGTAATTAAGAGATTTTGTAAAAAAGAAAACATCTCGCATGGTTATGTTTGAAACTAAAAATGCATTTTTTATGTTTTTTATCTTTTGAAACAGTTCTGTTCCGGCAAAAAACTGCGTGCTTCCAAAAGATAACGGTTCGCTTATAATTTCGCTGAACGAATATTTGGCCGGAGAAAATGTTTTTGAGTTGACAATTCTACCATCCACAATTAAGAACGCCGTTCCTTTAACCGAATCGAATGAAAGAGCCACTTCATGATATCCATAACCCAATTGACGTGCATCGAATTTCAAATTAATTTCATCAAAATCGTTGTATGCGTACAGATTAGGCAAACCTATTCTTACGGAAAACGTATGATTGGGATATTCAACATTTAAAACTTCCTTATTGTAGTTGGAATTAACTATTCCGGAAATTTTTCCGCCCGTTAGCGAATGATTTAATGTATATATAGTAGAACCAAAAACAGTTAAGTTTTTCGGATTTATATCCACTAAAAGATTAGAATCTATTCCCGAACAAACAGCATATATTGTTTCTATTTTTTTCCCATCCGAATACATTTTTCCATAATCGCTGTGGATTACTTTTGATGAAGAAATGGGAAGAACGATGTCTGTTACAACAAATCCCGCCGAATTGTGGATGTGGCATGTGGAATTGTGATCAAAAATATAAAAATTATTATTCTCGTCTATTTTATACGTAACAATTGTGCCGCTGCTGTTGAAAAAACGAGTTTCCACTAAATCAGCAAACAAATTCCATTCAAGTATCTCACCGTTTTTTAAATAAAAAATTCTGGATGGCTCGTACATTTGAGCCTGAATTCCGTCCACGATATAAAGAGAATCCCCCACTCGTTTTACATCTTTTGCCGCACTCATAGGAGAAACGGCCATGTTTCTGGGAAACGAATTGTATCCTATATTTTCAGTTTTTCTGTTGTAAGAAACCACATCACCCGAAACAGATATTAAAAAATGGGTATATGTGTCATCGGAATAATGTGATATGGTAGATGATAATAGACCATAAAATGTGCTGTCGAATATGGTATTTTTAGAATCCAGTTGGAACAATTCCCCGCTGTTGTCTAAAATAAAATAATCATCTACACTTTCTAATTGAACAATTTGGATTAATGGTCGTTGAAACTTTATTTTGTCCAGGAAATTCATTTTGGCATCATAAATCATTAGATTGCTTCCATCAATAATTCTCACAAAAGGACTAACTGATCGGTCAGAATATATTCCCAATCCTCTGTTTTTATAGTTACCCATCAACTCGTGACCGAAAGGTTTGGAAAAGTCTTCGCTGAAGACTGAGAAACATATGGTAAATTGATTGTTAAAATTTTTACTGTTGATTGTGTCACAAGAACCGTATTGATTTCCCTGAAAAATATATTCATCTGATTCGTTGGGGGCCAAAACCGTTCCATTCACATCCAAATATTGATTAATTTGTTCAAAAAGAAGATTGTTTTTGTTTTGTTTTACAAGATTGAGAATATCTTTTTTACCGGTCCGATAGTACGCATACAAAGTATAGGGATCGAAGCTAAGTTCGCTACGAACATCAAAAATTTCGACCGGTTGACTAGCTTGTTCGGTCACACAATCATAATGACTTTCATACGTGTAAACATTTGAAGCTGAAAACGCTTGTTCTTTAGAGGAAGAACCCGGTACAAAATATCGATCATACCAAATCGGTTGAACGTCCGGGCTTGAAGAGCCACTCAACCAACTACACAGCCACGTACCGTTTATTTCCCCGTAAGGATCCCCGAATTTTGATGTTAACTTGTAATCAGACATTTTTTTCCATACTTTGTCGGAAAATTCCGGGGTGTTGTGGTAAATTGCCCCAGATTCAATTAAATCAGTATCATTGATATTGATCAGGGCGTAACTTCCCATAGTAACGGGGGTGTGAAAATATGTTATGCGTTCGGGTGAAAATACATATTCAGCATATTCATTTTGATAATTTGAAGAAAATTTTATATTTCCGGTTTTTTGTCTGGATCCTGTGTTCAATGAAACATATTTTCTTTGCTTTTTGTTGTCGGCCGACGAAACATTTTTTGAAAAGGGAGTTAAACTATTTTTTTGCCCCAATACGTTGAACGGCATTTTCGAGGAACTTATGTTATTAAATTCCGAATGAAAAATTAACTGATTTTCATCAATTTCTTTTACTGTGCAATTCACATTTAAATTGTTTGTGTCAAATTGTTTGGTGTATTCAAACCAAAATGCGGATAATGAATTTAATAGATTGAATTTTATAGGATTCACATGAAACACATTATTATAGGTGTAATCTATGTTAGAACCTGTGAGAGGAAGAAATGATACCGATGACAAAGTTCTTGTTAAAACATAAACATTATTGTTTTTTCTATAAAAAAATGAAATTAATTTTTGATCTTCATCATAAATGTATTCAAATTGTTGTTTGTAAACCGTATTTTCAGAATCGATATCGTCCGTTCCGGATAAAAATACAACTTTATTATTTAAAAAATTATAATTCAGATAATATTTTATATTATAATAGTTATGAGATACTCTGCATGTATTGTTGCTTAAAAAATCTATTTCAAAATAAAAATCTGGATTTCTTTCTCCGAAAAAAAAGTTAGATCCGATGTCAAGATAATTTTGTAAAGGGGATGATAATATTCTGCAGTATCGTTTAGATGTGTTTAAAATCGCATCTATTCCATTACTGAGAGTCGTTACAAAACCTTTTCCGGCTTGTTGGGGAACATCGATTGTAAAACTATCAGAAATGTTTAATGAGGAGGTTAAAGCAAATGTTGAATAGTTGTTATTGCTTTCATCGAATGAGCTTTTTAAAACACGAGGAAATGAAAAAGACAGACAAGAGTCTAAATGTATCTTTTGCTGCTTGGAAAGCACATCATGATCGGGCGCATATTGCGGATCCAATTCTGACCATGTGTTTGCTCCTAATTCTTTTATTTCCATAAAAATATTTATTAAGTGGTTGGGGTTACATGGTTTAGGTTATCAAGGGATTCAAGTCCGGATACACCACACTTAAACCTGAAGGTTTTTGAAATAAAGTGGTATCTGTAGAAATTACAGCATAATTTATATCCCCCTTTTCATATCCTTCCAGAGTAAGCAAATAAGTTTGGTTATCGTCCAAAATTTGATAATTTAATATTTTGTAATTCGCAGGAAGATCGAACAAGCTAGGTTGGTTGATTGTAAATATCACATCAAAAACGTCTATGTAAAAATTTTCCCGAAAACAACTTATTGTTTCGGTATAAGATGTTGCAAATACGGGTTGGGTTTCATATGTTGCAGATATAGAATTCAATATCGCAGATGTGTTTATAAAATTTTTATTAACAGAAGTGGGAACGCCATTTAATACCCCGTAAATTTTTTCTATTTTATAAATTGATTGTTGTACTCCTGCCAAAGAAAAATTTATTTTTACGGGAGCGGTAAAAACATATCCCCCGAACGATTGTCTTCTAACAACTATATTATTAGAAGAAAGAAACGTTGATGTGTTTGTGTATGCTGAAAGAGGAAGGGCGGAAAGAGGAGGATAAGCACTCAAAGTCAAAAAAGTTCCTCCACTTAAAAAATCATAGAAACTAAATGTCGATCCTAAAATAGGATCAAAATACAAATAACCATCCAGTGTTGAATAACTGTTAAAATTTTCATCCGCTGTTAGATTGATGGTTTCGGTATTGTAGTACATATTATAATCCTACGTTTACTGCGGTTACTGGACAAAAGATGGGCGACAGCACATCATAACCATTGATTGAATACATGGGATCTGAACACAAAATTGTTATCAGCGAACAGAAAGCACTTAAAGGGGTTAATGGAGGCTTCGGGCATTGTATGGTCAATACATATCCCGTGGTGTCTATTTTCTTTATATAACCCGGTGTTATATCACTGATAAGAGGTATTGCACATGGAGGAATTACGGGCGGAGGAATGTACGCGGGGGCACAGCACAAGCTGTAAACAGAAACGCTGTTGTATGTCCTAGCCGCTAAAATTGTGTGTTTAAGATCTATTTCTGTTCCCAAAAAGCTGTTTGGTCCCAAATTTATAGGAGGGTATGTGCTGCGCAAATTGGATTCTCCGTTTAAATTTAAATCATAAACACGAATTACTCCCGCATTTGCATTCAATGCGACTGTATTTCCGGGTGTTCCAACCGCCAAAACATTATCAAATAAACTGACACTATTGCCGAAATTTGCCGATGGATTGTCTCCTGCGGATAAAATAGTTGTCAAATTCCATTCCGTGTTTTTTGTAAAAACAAAAACAGATCCATCATCAAAAAATGCACAATCTTTGTAGGGTGCTCCTATGGCGGCAAAATAAGAATTTATGTCCAATGAAAGCCCAAATCCATCACTATGGGATGCAATACCGGAAACGTAATAAACACTTGTGTAAACATCTGTTCCATTGTTTTCGAAAATTTGTGCGGAACCATCATAATAGGCAACAATACCGTTATTGTTTTTAAAATTTATATTATATGGTCGCCCGCTCAAATTGATTATGGAATTGTTATAATTCCACGAATATCCCGAACGTTTGTATATTTCTATCGCGGACACAGTGGAAACAAACAATAAGTTTTGATCAATACTTGCGGATTCACCAAATCCTGAAACGGCAGATGCGACAACAGTATATTCAGGAACAATTGTTCTTCCCATATTTCTGTAAAATTGTAAATTATTTGTGGACGACTCCTTAACAAGAATTAAATTGTCATTATCACTATCCATGAATTTGTGAATTGAACAAAGAGGATAAACGATTGTTTGCTGCGACTTATAAGGATTAGACGTATCAATTGTTTTTATGTAATTCGAAAAGGATTTGTTACTGGCAGTTTCTAAAAACAAATTATTTCTTCCTAAAAACACCCTTTTTCCTTCTGCAGAACCGTAAGAAGGTCTAGAAATTCGTTGCAAGCAAGTGAATAAATTGGAATTGAGTTTATTATCAAAATTTTTAGAAAAATCGTTAGAAAAACCATAAACGTTAAATTCTTTTATTTTACATCTCGTAATATTGTCGTTAGATACGAAAGCGCATGCCACACGATACGAAGACGAACGTATATTTTGTAAATTTTGTTCAGCTATTGTTGAAACTGTGTTTTGATCGACTATTTGTTGTACTTTTATTTTTTTGGATTGTTGAGACAGAATTATCCTGAATTTCAAATCTTTTGCGTTTTCTTCCGATGTAAAATCTTGTCCGAGACTTATGTCTTGCAAATCTAAAAGATTTTCGGTGTAGCTCAATAATTCATAATTGGATGTTTGTGATCCTCGAAAAACTATTGTGTTGGGGTTATTTTGAAAATATCCCGTGGTTCTTCCGTCTGCTTTTTTTGAAAATTGTCCACTAACATCAAATCCAACACCCACGTAAGCATTTTGTAATCCTTGAAAAGAAGATCCTGTAGCCGTGTTAGTATATGGAGAATAAGCCAAAGATCCGTCAATTCCGCCACCATACGGATTGCCCAAAGAATCTTCATAAAAAGAAACACTCAATCCTCCTGAACACGCCGAAACGGGATTGAATATGGAAAACACCAAAGAAACGGCCATGTCATGCTTACCATCCAGTGCTGTTTTGTTGTATATTCTTGAAAATTGCATAGTATTATTTAATTTAAAAAACGGTTTGTCATGTTGGTATTATTTTTATTACATGTTGAGCACTAGCTACATATGTGATTGTATATGAGTAAGCACCTGAAGTTGCGGTAATTGAATCATTTAATGAATTGAAGAAATGTTCATTTGAACCAGAAAAATCATAAACGAGTGTTCCATATACGTCCTGAAGATTCAAATTCAAACTGCCCAGATAAACATCAAATGTGTTTGTTAAGGTATCATCGCAGAACACAAAACTAGACGTTCCTTGATTTACAGTTAAAGGATATTCAGAGACGTAATAAAAATTATACCCTGACAAAGATGACACTGAAGCTAAAAAGCTCAAAAATTGAGGTTGTGCTCCCACAATTCCTGAAAATATTCCCACGTGTTGTACAGTTTGGTCGAAATTAGTACCGGCATAATTTTGATCAAAAATAAAACCGCAAGGTTTGAATGCAGTGGCTTTTTGCAATTCAATATTTTTGAAAAATTTTACAAATTTATAATTTAAGAGAATTGGAATCAGGTTGTTGTCATAGCATTTGACAAGATGACTTAAAACTTGTGACTCGTGGTTGTAATTCAATAAACTTTTATCACAATATGTGGGATTGAATTGCTGTGTTCCTAAATTTATTATTAATCCGCTTAATGCAGATGTTGATGCTTCTATGGGATATATTTTAACAAAATTCAAATCATGTATATTGCCCGCATAAATTTCTGGATATAAAATTTTATAATTTGTAGATGAATTTTCCGGTAACAAAGTGAGAAGGGAGAATAAAATTTCTTTATATTCTTTTTTATACCAAAAATTAGAATTGTTTTCCAAGATGGAAGAAAGGTTGTATTTTTCAAAGTAAGTGTTTTTTGTGTAGCTGGCATCAAAAATTTTACGGTCAAAATCAAAATTTAGTTTGTCAAAAATCAAATATTTGGGAGTTTCGATTATAACAGTGTTAAAAATTACATCAAAATCTATGATGGAATTATCCAATTCAAACTTTATTTTGGTTGGATATTTTATAAAGATGGCGCTGAGTGCCGCGCTTAAAGGTACGATTGAGGAATCGTCATAGTATCTTAAATAAACTTGGCCCTTTTGAATGTTTTCTCTCTCATAAATGGATGAAAGTGAAGTTAACGTAGTAGGTTTTAAACTTGTATATGATGGATATGCAGATAAACTAACCGCAGAATAAGATTTGGTGAGGGAATTTTTAAAAAATCCGAAATGGTTTCCGAAAATATCTGTTTTATATTTTGTTAGTATTCCTTGATTATATAAAAGATATGCCGCACGAGAATCCAGCGGATAATAATCATCATTCAAAAAAGAAAATATATCCTGATTCTTCCATACAAGACTTTCGTCCCAAAAATCCTGATAATCACTTATTTTTGAAATACCATCATCAATATCGGAATCTAATTCGGTTTTGCTCAAATAAGAATAAAACTTTTGTTTTTTGGCATCCGAATTTATGGTACCAAAACCGTAGTCGTTCGCCCAGTCAAACCGGTTCCATTGCACGTCTCGAAGGTATCCAACACCGCTCAACGTCTGTTCTTTTAAACTCAATCCCACCGCGTCGAAGCCAACTTCAGGATCGGGTATAACTATAGTTTCATTTGCAGAAAGGGATTTGTTTAGTAAAAACTTTTTCTTGTATGTGTTCCAATATAAAATACCCAAATTATTATTTGTAAAAAATCTTCCCAGATATTTCTCATCTATAGCAGATGATTTTTCAGGCATATGGGCGATGGTTGGATATCTGCGATTAAGAAGATTTTTATATGGAGTGCTCGATTCCAAAATTTGAGAACTTAGTGTTTTAAAATCTGCCGTTCCCGACAAAATAAAAAGATCCGAACCCATGTATTTTTCGTAATATTTTTTATATTTATAAACATTTGTATTTTCCGGAATTGATGTGTTTTCATAAAGTTGAAAATCTCTAGGACTTAAAAAGGAATAGTTAACACCAGATAGGTAATAATTTATTGTAAAATTATTAAATCCAAGTTCATTTACAAACAAAGGATATGCACGAATTGCATCTTTAATTGCTTCGTTTAAATCATATAATTGTTTGTCATCGACTTCAACAGCGTCCAAATAAAAATATTTTTGTCTTTCTTCGTCGGTTATTCCATAATTTGAATATTTGAATCCGGGTGTTACATCAAAATAATATTGTTGAGTGTCAAATTTGTCTTCGATTTGGATGTGTAATTTATCAATTACGGATGAAAGTGGGGGTAAATTATTGTTTAGAGATTCGAAGCTATTGGTTTCTAAAATGTCTACGATTGATTTTCTTATTAAAGTTTCTATTCCGAAATTACTTCCTCTTAAATTAGCCCGAACAACTCCGTTTTTTAATTTGTCCCGATTTTGAGAATAATACAAACATATTCTTTTTATTTTTCTTGAAAAGAAAGGTATGGCCACATCTAACGATTGATTATCATTAAAATTTAAATTGGACAAAAAGCGTTTCTCATCAAAAGTGGTATATTTTAAAGCAATTTCTTTTAAAAGATTAATATAAATTTGTCGCGTATAAAATATCGTATCATTTTTTGAAATTTTATTGTAATCGAACCATTCATTCAAATACCTTGTATATGAAAAGAAGTAATTCGAAGAATCTGTGCTCAATATTTTAAAATTTTCAAGCCAATCTATAAGTGTGTATGGCGATGAAAAATCACCGGGAACCTGCGTGTTTTTTGTGTTTAACACAGAATTTTCAGGGATAAAAGTTTGATTTAAATGACTCATATGTGTAATTATCCCGCACTCAATATTCCTAATCCAAATGAAAGCTGATAATTTATCATATTATCAACTATCTGGTCATCATTAAACCACGCATCACGGGAACTTTGTTGTTTTGTTATAGTTGTAAAAAGACTGTTCCAGTCAACTATTCCATCGTAATAAATTTCATCTGATCCGGGATTGTGATTATAAATGTCGTAATATCTTCCAACTTCAGTTCCGCTTACCCCATCTCCCAGCACTAGGGGCCACCCCCAGCCCGCGTTTATATCGCTCAAGGGTACGACTTGCGTTCCGCCTGAAACAAAACATGTCTTCAAAACCCCTGGATTGGTCAATTCGCCCTCAGAATAAACTTCTCCGAATTTTTCGTACAAAACCACAAAACCTGAGGTTGGAACCACAGACGTTTCTACTGAAAGTTTTGAACCTAAATTTCTTCCATAATTAGGATTTGATATTGTTTGTTTTTTATCATAATTAAATGTAAATTGATTGGGTTGCCCCTTAAACGCGGTTTGTTTGCATGAAAACAAATTGACTAATCTTTGTAAATCTGAAGGAAAAGGAAAATTATAATCTTGTAAAGTTATTCCTATTAAATTTTGCATGCTTTTAAGTTGTTTTATTTCACACAAATCAACATCCGAATTGTTGATTGCAAAATTTGCTATTTTTTCATAGATACGTTTTCCTAGGGTGTTTACAGGAGAATTGTTGTTACCCACGATGGGGCCCAACAAATTATTAAAAAATATAGGACTGTTCATTAAAGATTCTTGAAGAACATAAGATTTTATATTTCCGATTGCATCAAAATCTTCATTAATTTTGGCTATTCCATATTTTCCACTCAAAGGATATATGTTAAATGAATTGCTTTGTCCTGTGATAGTTCTTGTGCGTGTGTTAAAATAATATTTGTTGATCCATCTCATTCCTGTCCAATCACCATACGCACGTAAATTACAAGGATTTACATCTTGGATGTCTATTCGATTAACACCTCCGATTGAATTCGGAATAAAAGGATCGTCTAAAGGATACAGATATATTTTTTTGTCAAAACTATGGACTATCCAAAGATTGTTTTCTGTATCGGTTGCAATCGCCTCTATACTTTGATATTCGTCTGTCAAATTGGTGCCACTTCCAGCGATGAATGAAGTTATATTGTTATACTCTTTTATTCGCAGTATTTCTTCCCTATTATACAACGCATATACGAATTGATCCTTATCTACTGCCAATGGGCCCAACGCACTATAACCGCTCAGAGGATACCCGGATTCTAATAAGTTAGTATCAGAATCATATTTATAAATGAAATCATTCCGTCCCAATATTCCTGAAGGATTTTGAAGATACGTCATTACTGTCATGTAAACTTTGTTGTTTCTTTCCGTTAAAAGTTGTTGTGGACTGTATAATGTGGGAAACTCATATGCAGATATCAAGGTTCCGGTTGAATTGTATTTTATAAGATAACCTTTGAGGGGATTGGAATAGGCAATCCAAATGTTGTTATTGAGATCTGTTTCTATGCTTGATGGCAGCATTGTTGTTTCGGTTGCGTATACACCGCTAATTGCTGGCAACGTGTAATCTAAAAATGTTTCTACAGGTAATCCGGATAATGTCACAATCGGACCCCCGCTAAAAGAGTGCAATATGGAAAAGTCTACAGTGGGGTATGTGGGATATGCCGCTCCAATCACATATCCAGTGGTTTTGTCTAATTTTAAAGCTGATCCTGCCGTATAAAGAGTAACCCACGCATTAGCATCGCCATCTAACGCAATTGATGACGGAGTCGCTCCTGATAACGGCCCGGAAAGATTTTGATAGGTGAGCGTGTTATTGGATGAAACCGCCGCATTCGCAAGATTAACGGTCAGTAAAACTTTGCCATCCTTGGAAAGTTTGTAAATCATGTCCCGATCCGAGTCGGCCAACCAAACTGCATCGTCTTCCACGGGGCTCACTGCAATTGGCCAAGGATTTTTTAGTATGCCTGCAAAAATGGTGGGTGAATTGAATGAAGAGGACAAAACCACTGACAATGTAGGCCCGCATGCGTTATATATCCGGGATTTTTCGTATCGATACAATTTAGAAGCCACATCCGCAGATGAGGTGATATAGAATGAATAATAATCTAATCCCTGTCCAAGCCATGCATAAGGAGAATCTTTGGCGTAATAAGGATCATCAAAAATTCTTACCGACGCAGTAAGTGCTACGTTTTCAACTGAAACATTACTGACAAAATATCCCGGATAAAATCCACCTGTTCTGGTAACATTTTTTACAGAATTGTTTTTATAAAAAGTGATTCCGGGAACTGCCAGGTTTGTTGAAAGAGATATCAAATCACATGTTAAATCAAAAAAGTTTGTTGTTCTGTTAAATGTGAGTTTAGGATAATGTTTAGTGGAATACCCCGAGTCGCTTTTCATTTTAACAAAAAAAGATACTGGATAATTTTGCCACTTAATTGGATTGATCGAAAACGATCCATCCACATATCCTTCTCCGTCTATTCCGTTTGATGAAAAACTTAATTGTGAAGCTGGATTATATCGTATTTTTACTGGTAATTCTAAAGAATAAAAATTTTCTATGGGAAATTCCCTAAATTCATTGTTACTGGATGCGAGAATATCTTCTTTGGTTGGAAATCCTTTGGTATTCAATTCAAAAAACAGAAGAATTGGCTGTTCGTTGGTTAAATTTTTAGGAGTCTGATCCACATAATTTAAAGTCACGATTCCGCTGGTTCCGGCGAACACGGAACCTTCGACATAATTAGAACTTTCTTTTATTTGATTATCTGAAAGATAAACATAAATGAGATCCATTGATGTTTTTGCTGAACTCAATATTTCGAATTGATTTGTCTGTTTCTTTACAAAAAAGAAATAAGCATTCAAATGTGCCCACGGATCTTTGGAGTATTGTTCCAGATCCAAATAATCGGAATTGCTTCCACTGGCATAAAATGAAACTGTGTATCCTTCTGCTGATAAAGCTGGATATGAATGCCAAGAATTGTATCGGGTGAGTATCAAATCATCTGTGGGGCGTCCAGCATTATATGAAGTGATCTGATCTTCTCCCAAATAACTGGTTCTGAGAAAATTTCCTATATAATTGTATGCTGATACTTGAAAAGTAGTGCAAGCCGGAACTGCATTTCCCGCACTCGTATAAGCATAAAACGTTACGTTATATAATCCGGGCCATTTAAAAACATGTTTCGCGGAAAGTGTATCAGAAACTGATCCGTCACCGAAATTCCAAAAACCTTTTTTGTCGCTTAAAAATAAATTATTGGAAGATAATTCTGCTACAAACGTCAGAGGAGTTATATCCAACGTATAGGTTGAAGCCACCTGGGTGTTGGTATAATTCGAGATTGTTAAATTTACGTAGGTGCATGCCATTTTATGTAGTTTCAGGTATAATTTCTATACGAACCAACAAGTTTTCCTTGTCGTAAAGATATGGAAATTGAAAATACTTTAAATTATAATTTTGTGTAGTAACGAATATGTCTTCTTTGTCATAAATGGAATTCCAAACCAAAATACTGATTCCATTCGAAGTTAGTGTTCTACCATCCGAAGTGATTCTGCGTGTGTAGAAATTTTTTACTCCATTGACAGATCCTACAGAGTTATTCAATTCTGTCAAATCTAAAGTCTGGCCCAAGGAACTGTTATTTGGGTCAAAATAATTTTCAAATATTTTAGCTATCGATCCTCGAATTTCATCATCATTAATACGCGAATCCGTCTTTTTTACAATTATTAGCTTGGTTTCTTTATAAACTTCTTTGGTTAAATTTTCTATTGGTAATGATATGCCAAAATTTATAGCCATGTATACAGGATCCATATACACCACTTCAGATGTGGACAATTTTATTCCGTCCAAAAAGCTTTCTATGTATTGTTTTTGAGCATCTGTGGTGAAATTGTTATTGACTTTCAATGAATTTGATTGATAAATTCTGGGAACCAGATAAACATAAATGTTGTTGAAATTGCACGCATCAGCAAATGTCACTTGATTGGAAAGCAGACGACTTTCCAGAGATGGAGCTTTTAAACCCAAAACATAAAGATATTCGATGTGTTGACTCAGATATGTTTGATTATCTACCACCTGCAAATCATGAATAATGTTTTTGAAAGTGGCGGATATGTAGTTTTTAAAATCTTCCGTTGTTATTAATCTGTATTGTCTCTTAAAAGTGTTGGGAGCATTGTTTCTTATGTTGTCTACTGTTTCCGGTTCTCCAAACAATGTGGAAGGTTTATCGTTAGTAAACGACAAAAGTGGTAACTGAGATTCCGTCATGTATTCTAGATTTTCACTTTTTGTATCGTTTACCACTGTTGAATAATTTGTGCTGGAATATAAAAACAGACTGTTTCCGTCCAAAATACCTGGGCCTATTTCACCCGGAGTTCCATCGCTGAAAAGATAATAAACCAATATCTGATCGCCGGAATTTAACTTTTTACCGGTAATGTCATTCCCAAATTTTATTTCGTATCTGCCATTTTCATTAAAGCGCAATTCATAAACCATGTCCTGATTGTTGCTCAAAAACAAATTGGGAACTTGGGACCATTTGGACCATTGGGTTGTTTTGGCGTCCTTAACATACACATCCATGGTAAAATTATCCACAAACGGAGACCGACCATCTTGATCCACCAAAACGAGCCGCACAATTTCATATGGCTCGCCCAAAGCAAAATAAACAGGATATTCTGTATACGAACCCTGATAAAGAAGATTGTTGTTGCTAAGTTGTTCCAATTCAACTGAACCCGAAAGTGCTTTGGTGAACGTTATATCTTCTTTGAAAGAATAGTGCATTCCGTTTAAGATAAAATACGAGTATCTGGGAATCGTGTACGTTCCTGTGGACAATTGTTGATCGGCAGTGGCATTAAACGCTAAAACACTTGTTTGATATCCCAGAGGATTATAATCAATCAGCTTGACAATCCGATTCATGTTTTCGTAAACTTGTGCCTGTGAAAACATGCTTTCAGAACTTGTTTGGTTTAGATAAAACAAAAGCACGTGATAGCTGTAAGCGATCACATCCAAAAGACTGTTGAAGTTGCTGCCCTCAAAAATTTGATCCGTGAAAACACCTCCACGATTCAATTGATCAATTATTAAATTTTTAAGACTCTGTGCATCAAACGCAACATATGCGTTCTGTTTTAGGGGAAAATCTGTTTTGCTAATTTCGTTGGCCATAAAAATTAAAC